CCAGACGGACATAATGTCTATGCATATTTGCAGAGCACAAAATACTTTGATAATATAGAAGAAGATATACGACAGGATTTTGAGTTCAAGAATGAAATCAAAGCACCGTGTGAGGATATGATCTCAACTGTTCAAGATCCAATCGCACTACATGTAAGACGTGGTGATTACATACAGAACTGTGACAATCATCCACCATGCCCTAAGGAGTACTATGATACTGCACTATCAAAATTTGATACTAAACGTAATGTTATTATTTTTTCTGACGATCCTAAATGGTGTAGTTCTGAGTTCCCTGATGATAGGTTCCTTGTCTCAGAAGGTGGAGACAATCTTGCAGACTTGTGCATGATGAGTCTTTGTTCTGATTTTATTATTGCAAACTCATCATTCTCATGGTGGGGATCATGGTTGAGTAAGAATCCTGATAAAAGAATCATTGCTCCAAAGAAATGGTTTGGTGAAGGTTATACAAAAAATCATGATACATCTGATCTATACTGTGATAACTGGGAGGTATTATGATTACACCTAAAATTGTAAAAAGATTTGATCTAAGTAAGACCACGTTCATCATACCTCTACGTATAGAGACTGATGATCGCATGAGAAATATCATAACAACATTGATATATCTCACACGTAATTTTGATACTAAAATTATTGTCAAAGAAGTCGATAAAGAATCTGTATATCTACGTGATGTACAACCACTATTAGAGCAAGCATTAGAACCAGAGATGATGAATTGCATCACTCATATTTTTGAGGAGAGTGATGAGTTTACATTCCATAGAACAAAGATACTCAATGATATGTTATGGATGGTGGACACACCAGTTGTAGCAAATTATGATAGTGATATTATCTTACCACTTGAGTCATATATCAATGCAACAAATATGATAGCGAAAGAGTGGGTACATCCTGATGCAGAGGGTGCAAAACCTGTGAAAATTATATACCCATACGGTTATGGTGATTATCAATTCCAATGTCATGTTGGTGACAATGAAGTAACAAATTTTATAAACTCTGGATTCAATTTTGAATACTTCAATGGTCACATGAGACAATGGGATGCTAAGTATGGTTTCTGTCAGTTTTTTGACACAGAGGAATATAAAAAGTTGGGTGGTGAGAATGAGAATTTTATAGCATATGGATATGAAGATGATGAAAGACATTTTAGATTCAATTTATTATCAAGTGTTGGTAGAATACATGAGTATGTTTATCACCTTGAACATGGTCGCACTAAGAACTCATGGTTCAACAATCCACACTGTGAAGATAATAAAAAACTATGGGAGACATTGAAAGTCAAGGGAAAGAAATCTCTTATGAAATATTATCAAGAGATTGATTATGTCAAAGAAAGAAATGGATAGAAATAAAGCAGTGCATAAGTTAGCACATTTCCCTCCTGTCTTGTGGATAAATCTTGATAGATTTCCTGAGAGAAAAAAATATATGGAGGAGCAGTTTGATTACTGGGAGATAAAAGATCATCATAGGATATCAGGTATAGATGGTGCAGAGTATGAATCATACCTCAAGGGAACAGTACCACCAAGTATGAATGATGGTGAGTTGGCATGTGTTATGTCACATCTATCTGCACTAAAATATTTTGTGGAAGAAACAGATCATGATGAGATTGTCATCATGGAGGACGATGTAGATTTATCTTTAGCAAGTAATTGGAATTTTACATGGAAAGATGTAAGACGTAGAGTACCTGTCGCTTTTGATTGCTTACAATTGACAATCATCAATCCTAATGGTATAACTTTAAAGTTGCACCATAGATTTATAAATGACTTTTCTGCTGCTTGCTACCTTATTACTCGTCATCATGCAAATAAACTTCTCAAAGTTCATCAAAGAAAAACGCAGTGGAAACTCGACCAAAACATCAGACCAAGAGCAGTCTCCGAAGATTTGATTCTTGACAGTGGTAAATCATATGCCACACCATTATTCAATTATAGATTAGATATGGGTTCTGCAATACATGAGGAGCATATTGAGATCTTTCATAAGAATAGTAATCATGCACTCACAGAATTTTGGAGAGAGAATGGTGCTGATGTAAAGATAGAAGAGGTGATGCAATTAGATGAGTATTGTGGTAGAATACCACCAGTAGTATACATCAATCAAGGAAAGGAGGAAGCAAAAAATGGTGCCTGAAGTAGTGTTGTCAGATCAATTCAAACAACCTGAGTTCACAGGTATGGTTGATCATGGTGCTATAGGTGTCTTTGATAACTTTGTGAAGTGGGAGTTCTGTGATTCTGTCATAGATTCTTTTGAGTTCTGGCATTCCAAGAAGCATGTGAAGAAAGACAATGTTGAAGTCAAGGTAACATCTTTCAGTGGTAGAGAATTGGCACTTGATCCTCTTAGTGAAGGTCAAAAACAATTCAATCATAATACAATGTCAAGAAAAGATGAACAATTATATCTTGAAATTGCAGACCCTGCTCTTGCTATGGAAATCAATCAGGTGGTCGGTGCATGTTTTGAAATTTATGCAAAAAAATATAAAGGTATTCTAGATTCATGTGACCCTGTATCGTCGTGGACATGTAAGATACAGAAGACAAACTCTGGTGGTGGATATCACATTTGGCATTCAGAGAATGGTAGTTTTCTATACAGAGATAGGGTTGTAACATGGATGATATATCTAAACGATATACCCCGTGAGTCTGGTGGTGCTACAGATTTCTTTCATCAAGAAGTATCATTTCAACCAAAAAAAGGCACAGTAGTATTGTGGCCAGCAGCATATACACATGTGCATAGAGGTTCTTTCCTTACAGGTGACATACCTAAGTACATAGCAACTGGTTGGTTCTCTCGTGAACCAGGTGAAGTCACTAACAGAAAACTAGGAGAATTAGCAGGTCAACTAGCACCAAAGGATATGTTGAATGGATGATATTTTATACATCAATAACAAATGGTTATGATAAGTTAGCATCACCACCAGATGTAGATGCTAGATTTGTTTGTTTCTATGATGGAGACAAACCAGAGACAGATGGATGGGAGTATATAAAACTAGACATAGATGAGACATGCCCTGTAAGAAAATCATATCACCCCAAACATTGTCCGCAGTTATATTTTGATAAAGATTCTCTCACTGTGTGGGTAGATGCATGTTATCCTATATCTAATTACATTGTAGACTTATCAAAAGATCTTTTTGAAGAGCATGATTTTGTTCTCCAAAAACATCCAGAAGAGAGAACACTCTTCAAAGAATTTCAAAAGTTATATGAGCATGGGTTCTCTACTAAAAAAGAGATCCTTGATATGTGTAGAAGAATAAAGGAGATTGGATATCCAATCAAATATTATAACCAAACAATCAACAGTCTTATTTGGAGAAGACTTACACCAGAGGTCAGTGATTGGTGTGAGACATGGAGAGAGTGGTATGATGATGGTGTCAATAGAGATCAAGTATCAAGTTCTATCGCAGAGTATTTGATAGGTAAAAAATTTAGATCACCCTTGGCATTCAAGATACATCGTGTGCCAATAAAATTAGAGATGAGAAATAGACAGAATAGAGTCAAAGATTATGGTGAATCATATTTGTTACAAGACAAACCAACAGCTAATGATAGAATAAAATTTATAGATGATTTACGTGACATATTCTACGATAAGTCTGAGGTATTATTCTCTAGTAAATTGTATGCAACTGTGAAGTACACACCTTTTGAAATGAATGAGCATACAGAACCAAAGGACATGATAGTATACACATGTATTACTAATGGTTACGATGAATTTGTATCAGGTAATTACTATCATCCTGACGTTAGATATGTTTGTTTTCATGATGGTACAGTGGACACAAGTGTAGAACCATGGGAGTATATAAAACTTGATGTAGATATAGAATGTCCAAGAAGATTATCATTTTATCCTAAGGCAAATCCACACCTCTATTTTCCAGAAGGATCACATACAATATGGATAGATGGATGCTACAGACATACACACAAGTTTATTGAAAGAAGTAAGATATGTTTCCCATTTACAATGCTAAGACATGCATCAAAATTCACATACTATGATGAGATGTTAGAAGGATTTACGTGTGCTTTCTTTAGTTACGATGACGCAATCAATCTTACAAAAAAACTCAAGGAGACAGGGTATAATTTTAGAACATATGCAAGTCCTCTTGGTACGATAGTGTGGAGAACCATGACACCAGAGATGACAAAGTTCAATGAGTCATGGTACAAGTGGTCTTTGATTGGATGTAACAGAGATCAGATTGCATATGATATGGCACTCAAGGAATCAGGCATACAATTACCATCAGTTTTTGAACGTAGATCAGACTCAGGTGTGCCACTTGGATATTATAATAAGGGTGGTAGAAGAGGTATGCATCCACAGAGAGGTGACATGAAACAATACCTTAGAAAAGATGAGTTGTTGCAAGAGATGTGTGAGATTACAGGTCTGAATCCTAAACTATATACTGAGTACCCAGACCATGAATTTTACATGGGTAAGTACAATATAATATGATCTA